CGACGTGACCGGTACTGTGTCGGCTGATGGTTTGACTGTTGATGGCGGTATTACAACGCTTGATTCTGGTACAGCCTCTCCTTTGGTGTTGGAGCGTAATGGTGGGACGGATGCAAACACTCTCATTAACTTTAATCAAGCTACTGAAGATTGGTATTTAGGGGCAAATACTTCTAGCCAATTTGTACTAACTAGACAGCTTAATGCTGATGTTGACAAAGCATTAAGTATTGACCCTAACGGCGACATCAGCTTCTACGACTCGAGTGGCACAAGTCAATCTTTGTTCTGGGATGCGTCTGCGGAGTCTTTGGGTATTGGTACTAGCTCTCCGCGTTCAGATGCAAATACAACGAATTTGTCTATAGAATCCTCTGGCACTGCAAGATTATTGTTAAATAACACGGCAACAAACGGTAAAGAGTGGGGATTATACTCTAGTGCCTCCGGCAATTTAGGTTTTTATAACTATAGTGACTCGTCAGAAGCCATGCGCATTGACTCATCAGGCCGTGTGGGTATTGGTACTAGTTCGCCTGACACAGCCCTTGAGTTGTCAAGGTTAAATGATGGAGCCAACGGAAATGTCCCAACTCTAAGATTCACAGACACAGACGCATCTTCTGCGGCGGGTCAGAAGTCAGGGCAAATAGAGTTTAAAACCAGTGATGCTACTCCGGGGCCTGTTGGTGTTCATTCGTTTATAAATGGGCAAACAGAAGGCACATCTGGTCTAGGTGCTTTGGTCTTTGGCACTGGACAGTCCGGCTCAGCTAGCGAAGCCATGCGCATCGACACCAGCGGTCACCTCATTGTCCCTAACGGAGTAACGCTAGGCACAGCAGTCGGCACGTATGCGGCGGCGAAAACGCTAGACGACTACGAGGAAGGCACGTGGATTCCTGTAATACAGGGCTCTTCAACTGCGGGTACTGGGACATACTCAGCCCAGTACGGCTCTTATACTAAAGTAGGAAACGCAGTTACTTTTACTGCTAGAGTCGCATGGAGTGCGCACACAGGCGCTGGAAATATGCTCGTAGCTGGATTGCCTTTTAACTCATCATCAGCACCCGATTATAGGGCCTCCTTCCCTGTTTATCATTCAAACATTTCTATGAGTGCGTCTCATACAATGCAGGCAATTCATATTGCAAACGTCAACACGATTCAGATTCGAGAGGTTGATGTCGGCGGCGGCACTGACGCTGGATTATCAATGGATTCATCGGGAGTTATTGTTATAACTGGCGTTTACTTTACAGCATAAACCTATAGCCTCAGTGGACTCTGGGGCTGGACTAACTAAGGAGACAACAATGTCACTAACTAAAGAAACAGTAGCAGACAAGATCGAAGTAGTAGCAACAGAAGACGGCTCTGTCGTTCAAGTACGCACTGCTACTCGTGTACTCGAAGACGGCGCTGTGATTTCACAGTCGTATCACCGTCATGTAATTAACTCTGGCGACGACTGGTCATCAGAACCTTCTAACGTACAAGCTATCTGCAACGCAGTGTTTGGAGCATAACAATGACTACATGGACAATCGCAACACTAGAAAGAGACTTGCAACCAGCAGACATGGACGGTGCAGTCGTTGTCGCACACTGGCGCGCAAACGCATCAGAAAGCGTAGGTGAAGAAACATTCTCTGCCTCTGCATACGGTACTGTAGGTTTTACACCAGACCCTACAACGCCCGGATACGTCCCCTACGCTGACTTAACTGAAGAGATGGTCTTGGGTTGGGTATGGGAGACTGTCGATCAGGAAGCAACTGAGGCGTCTCTAGCGGCTAAGATCGAAGCAGAGAAGAACCCTGTCACTGCTGACGGCGTTCCTTGGTGAACCTTAAAGACTTCAACACTTTATATAACTACAAATACGATCCAGACGGTCGTGATTTGTGGCGCGTTATAAAGCCGGTTGAAGAAGTGTATCGCGGTGACTGCGAAGACTATGCGTTGTCCGTTTTGTACTACGTTGTATGCAAGGAATCATGGCTGAAGTTTTGGTGGATGCTGTTTACCTTTCAAGCTGAGATATGCGGCTGTGATACTAAGAACGGCGGTCATGCAGTTCTTCGTGTTGGTAGTATGTATATTGATAACTGGACCAAAGAATGGGTTGACCGGGCGCACATGAAGTCTCTTGGTCACAAATTTTGGTCTTGGAACTACACGATTCTGCCGACAACGGTGGCAATTAAAATGCTTTTAGGGAAAAGAAAGGGAAACCAATGACTGATTTTAGTATTGATGGAAAAGAGATTGATGTTGAAGCACTGAGCGATCAAGGCAAAGCCGCACTGCAAAAAGCGGTTAACTTGAATCAACAGCTTTTAAATATAGAAGAGCAACGCAAAGACTTAACGCTTCTGATTAATCACTACGCCTCAATCGTTAGAGAAGAGACCTCGGAAGAAGATGAGTGAATCGCTCTTAGATCGCATAGGCGTATCGGGCTATAATAAACCCAAGCGTACTCCCGGCCACCCCAAAAAGTCGCACGTTGTGGTAGCTAAGGAAGGCGATCAGGTAAAGACTATTCGCTTTGGTCAACAAGGTGTATCTGGCTCCCCTGCTAAAGAGGGGGAGTCTGAGAAGGCAAGGAACCGCCGTCGATCATTTAGGGCGCGTCATGCGCGTAACATAGCTAAGGGCAAGATGTCTGCGGCGTTTTGGTCAAACAAGGAAAAGTGGGCATGAGAAAGCCAAAGAAAGGTTTGTATGCAAACATAGCGGCGAAGCGTGAGCGCATCGCTAGTGGCTCTGGCGAGCGTATGCGTAAGCCCGGTACTGCCGGTGCGCCTACTGCACAATCGTTTAGAGACGCCGCTAAGACGGCCAAGAAAAGATAGTCATGGGCGTCGAGCAGTCAGTTGCCAAGTTGGAAGCACAGCAAGAGGCAATGGCTCAAGATGTAAGTGAGATGAAATCTGCGTTGACTAGTATCGCTCAGACTTTGCGTGATCTATCCAGCATGGAACAGAGGCAGATTTACTTGGCGGAGACTGTAGCCCGCGCGCACAAGCGCATTGATGAGATTCAAGCAATCGTGAAAGATGAAGTAAAGAATCACGAGAAGCGCATCCAAGCAATCGAGATCAGCATTGCGAAGAACCAATGGATCGAGCGCATTATCATGGCGGCCTTAATGACTGGCATCGGTATATGGATTAAGGGCGGCATCTATTGAATTCAGTAAGTGAAAACACAGATGTTACGATTCCCATTAGAAATCTAATTGCTATGGTTGCCGCTACGTCTATCGCGACTATGGCGTATTTTGGAATACAAGAAAGGCTTAACAAGTTAGAACACTCGCTTGATAAATCTCAAATAGAAATAGAACGCAACACTGAGTTTAGAATCTTATGGCCTCGCGGTGAGATGGGCGCTTTACCAGATGACGCTAGGCAAGACATGATGATTGAGGGAGTTCAGCTAGAAATACAAAACTTGCGGCAAATTCAAACTGAGGTTCACGATTTAACTATACGCATGGGGACTATGGAGTCACTATACACTCAGGAGAGTCCTAATGATTGAGCAACTTATCGGTCCTGTAACGGGGCTGATTGATAAGTTTATCCCAGACGCGGATGAGCGCAATCGTCTAGCCCACGAGATCGCTACACTAGCTGAGAGGCAAGCCCATGAAATCGCCAATGCTCAGATCGCAGTCAACAAAGAAGAAGCATCCCATACGTCAATGTTTGTTTCGGGCTGGCGCCCTGCTGTGGGCTGGGTTTGTTGCGCTGGTCTTGCTAGCAATTATCTTCTGGTGCCTTTCGCAAATTTTGGGCTTGGTGTTGCTGGCTCTGTTTATGTGGTCCCCCTGCTAGACCTAAGCGAGATGATGCCTGTACTACTTGGTATGCTTGGGCTTGGTGCTATGCGAACGGTAGAGAAGACAAAGGACGTTGCTCGTAAATGAAGCACTTCAGATTAGAAGAATTCAACTGTACACACACCAATAAAAACGAAATGGATACAGCATTTCTGGCAAAGCTGGATGAGCTACGCGAGATATGTGGCTTCCCGTTTCGCATAACCTCTGGGTACAGAGACGCAACCCATCCCAGTGAAGTCGTCAAAGCCGCCCCTGGTACAGGCACACATTGCCAAGGTATCGCGGCAGACATAGCCGTATCAAATGGCGTCGAGCGAATGAACATTGTGCATGAGGCGCTCAAGATGGGTTTCTCTATCGGTGTGGCTCGTACATTTATCCACGTTGACGCCCGGACAACCACACCAGTGCTGTGGACATACGCTAACTAATAAACAAAAAGTGTTTGCATTACCCTTGAAATAGACCTATAGTGTCTATGTTCCATGTGGAACTAACCAAGGGAGATAGCAAATGGCACGTTTTGATTTCTATGAAATCCTAATCAACCACCCGTCATGGGAGGAAAGTTTTCACGACATTACCGATCCTGATATCCGTCGCGAGATCATGTGTGATGTTGAAGATATCTCATCCGAGATAGCCCCTACCGCAATGCAACAAACTGGCAGTGAGATCGAATGGGTAGACCTAATCTTTAACGATGAGGTTGATCCGGCTGTCGTGGTTGCTAAAACCCGCGAGCTTCTGTGGAACTATTCAGAGTCCATGATCGTCGATCTAATCGAGGCTGAAGCCGCTAAACACGCGGAGGCTTACGATGCTTGATCTAAGTAAAAGCGATGAGACTTTCTTGTCTGAGCGGTTCAAGGATTATCTAACCGTAGCGAGTCGTGATTTCCGTCGCGGCTTTACGGATGGCGTGGCTTGCAATGACCAAGCCTACCCTGCAACCGACACCTACCTATCAGGCTACGCCGACGGCTACGCCTTAACCCAGATGCGTCAAGCATCTCAACACGCCGGAGAAACATTATGAATGGCATCGTCAAAATCCACGGAAAAGAATATAAGACCGTGGCACTCCGGGTCGCAGAGTTTAGAGCGGCCCATCCTGACTACACGATCTCGACCGAGTTGGTCGAAGCTAACGACGTGCTGGTCATTATGAAGGCAAGCATCCTCGATAACGATGGTCGCCTATTGGCTACCGGCTACGCTGAGGAAGTACGTGCGGCGAGCAAGATCAATCAGACCAGTGCCCTCGAAAACGCGGAGACTTCTGCTATCGGTAGATGCTTAAGTGCGCTAGGGTTCGGCGGCCAAGAGTACGCATCAGCCGATGAGGTTGCACACGCTATCCAACAGCAACAAGACACTGGGCCGATCATGGCTCACAACGAAGCATTACAGCGCAACTATGCGTCTGTGTACTTCATCAAAGAACACCTCGAACTAAAGGCATGGGAAGCCGTAGCAGAGGCGTGGGGCGAGATCAGCAACGACGACAAGAAAGCCTTGTGGGTTGCACCTAGTAAGGGTGGCATCTTCACAACTGCCGAGCGTAGTGATCTCAAAAGCAATGAGTTTAACGAAGCACGTAAATTAATCTTGGGAGAGACAGCATGAATAAAGACATAACTTTTGTAGATGGAATGATCTGCAAGCGCCAACAAAACGCACCTGACTTTGTGGTGTGCAACATCTCAGTAAAGAAGTCGGAGATGATCCCCTTCTTAAATGCTCAGTCTGGTGACTGGGTTAATGTTCAAGTTCTTAAAGCAAAAGCGAGCGACAAGATATATGCCAAACTCGACACATGGGAACCAGACCCGGCAAAAGTTCATGCGGATGGCGTTCAACAAGTCCGAGACACCCTTGCAACCCAGGCCCCGACAGATCAGTTCAGTGACGATATCCCGTTTTAACGTCGGTGAGTCGCTCAAGGCGGCTCAGAAAGAGGCGGGTGTATCTAACCTCGATCTGGCTGAAGACTTTAACGTGTGCAAGCAGACCGTTACTCGTTGGAGGCTGAAAGAAGATCAAAAGGTAAGCGTCGTGTTTGCTCTTGCTGAATACTTTAACAAGAGCTTTGAATCGTTTTTAGAACTAGGGAGGTGACATGAGTGATCCAAAGTACCCAGTGATAGATGGCAAGATGAATCACATTAGTGGTTATGTTTTGCCAAGCGATGAACCAACAATGGTTTTTCGCGGGAAAGACATTGGCTCTTTAATGGCTATCTGTGAATACATTGAGATGCTGGAGGAGCAACCACAGAACCCGGTGATAGTCAGTCATCGAGTCAGTTCATTAGAGCGGCTGTTAGCGTTCTATAACTACCAAATGGAGAACCCCGACTTGCAAAGTGTCGGGTGTTCTCGCAGGTCGCACGAGGGAGGGGGCGCTTTTTTGTATCGGGCGCGTAAAGTTTTAGAGCTTAACGAATCATTTCTTGAAGAGTTTGGAGATAAGGTATGAGTCACACAATGCAAATTCTTGACCACCTAACAAGCAAGCCGATCACCGCTATGGATGCCTTAAACGACTACGGTTGTTTTCGGTTAGCGGCGCGGATCAATGAGCTTCGCATGAGCGGTCACGATATCCGTACAGAAATAAAGAACAAGGATGGCAAGCGGTATGCGATGTATCACTTGCTGAATAAGTAGAGGCAAAAAAAAGCCCCTCGCGAGAGGGGCAATCACTGTCCAAGGGAGGGACGTTTGTGATATCTTCGAAGGGTCAGTTAAGAAGATGAATGGATTATACACTACAAAACCATTCCGTATCCTCCCTCATCTACTTTTTTGTCAGAGATTACTGGGCGTTAGGCGTTTGCTTGAGAAAGCAATGATCTGTCGAAAGGCAGGTTGGGGAACAGTGAACCCCCGAGCGGAGTTGACCCTCTCCATAATGCGCCCCGCTGGCCGAGAGCAGGTCAAGCGGATAGATACATCACAATTCGATACAGTAATCATAGCTCGTCATTATTAACTAACTAATTTGCTGGAGCTTGCTCCGGCATTAAAAGGGAAGTGTGGATGAAATTAAGTAATCAAATAAGGCTAAGGCTAGACTCATGGGCTGGCGAGGGCGATATCGTTATATCTGATACATGGGAAGAACACGATGCGCTATGGCGGGCTGATATTCTTCAAGACTGGATTCTTCATTTAGGCGAGCTGTATAGCGATGCTTGTGAGGACATGGGTAGAGATGGCCCTACCGCAATAGAATTCGTGAAGGTGACTTATGATAATTCTTAATGATGGTACTTACTACGAACCCGATGATGAGTACCTGATTCAACTGCAACACGCCTATCCAACTGTCGATGTCTTTGCCGAGCTTAATGCTATGGCAATGTGGTGCGATGCCAACACTCAAAAGCGTAAGACCTTGAGGGGAATCAAGAAGTTCATAACCTCTTGGCTCAAGCGAGCATCGGACATGGAAAGGGGCGTGTCTCCATTTGCGGAGAAAATGACAGAAAATAGTGGTAAAATCGCTATGAAGCAATGGAGCCACCTCGACTGCCTAACCCATGATTACTGCAATTCCGAACAATATCGGGCGCACTGTCTGCAAAAGTACGGCCAGTACGTCACGTTTGGCGGCGAGCGGGTAACGAATGCTGTTTAAGTTAAGCAGGCAGGACTTGCATGATGCTGAGTTGATGGGCGCTGATACTGTCAAGCTGTGTGAGATGCAAGGATTCGCCCCAAGGCTTGAGAACGAAAAGCAATCTCGAACAGATGCAAACATTCTTGGTTTTAAAGCGGAGTTTGCCGTTGCTAGGTTGTTAGATATTGAAACGCCTGTGGTTAACGTATTGACCGATGGCGGTGTTGATCTTTGGTTCGATAATGTTTCCATTGATGTGAAGGTCACGAACCGTATTGATGGGCCTTTAGTTTTTGACAGCATGAAAAAGTTTCAATCGGATGTTGCGGTGCTTGTTGGGGCTACTGATGAGCCTGATGTTTTAAAGATCAACGGATGTATGAGCCGCAAAGAGTTTGAGTGGAAGGCATATCGGAAAGACTTTGGCTATGGCGAGCGGGATGTATTGGACATTAAAGACTTATATCCTATTGAATGGCTTTGGCTAAAGTTTATGCAAAAGAGATTTAGCCCATGAGCGAGAGGGTAACAGCTTGAGGACTCCCCCGTGCAAACCGAAAACCGTGCAAACCATGCAAACCGTGCAAACCCCGTACCTATGCGGTTTGTTCGCTTTGTTCCCTTTGTTTGCTTTGTTCCCTTTTACGGTTTTTAGGGGGAGTGCTTAAATGAGCGAGCGATGGACTGTCAATAGCAAGTTCCAAGCAGAGCAGTTCTGTCAGTACATTATGGCTAACTGTGAGGCTGGCAAGACGTATGAAATCTATCAGCCAAACTTAACCGGGCAACAACTGAAAGCCGTCCATGCGTATTGCGATCATGTCGCTAGAGATATGAATGCGGGTGGTCACGATATGCAACACGTTTTAAACGGAGCTAAATTATCCATACCGCCAACTGGCAAAATGCTATACCACGTTATGTGGAAGCCAATCCAACACGCAATGCTTCAGCACTCCGATCTCGTAAAGGTCGGCAAGTATGAGGTTGATGAGATATATCGAGTGATGGCAAGACACGTTGCTGAGAACTTCGATATTGACGTGAGGTTTGGCGGGTAGTTTCTGGGGGAACTATGAGCTTACTTGATTACTGTGTAACTGAGCATCAGCGCAAAGTCATTACTCTGCACGAGGAAGGGCTGGGCTATCAAAAGATCGGCGAAAGGCTCGGCATTGGGAAATACTCTGCCAGAGACATTGTAAAAAACGTGAAGGGTAAGGCCGCCAAGCAAGGTCACTCGCCTGATCACGATATGATTCACACTGTCCCTGACGGCTTCTCAGTAAAGGGCGTGTCGACGTACTACAACGATGAAGGCAAGCCGGTCGGTCAATGGGTTAAGAGCCAGTCTGACAAAGAACACGCACTGCAAGTCGCGTTGGATCACTTCAAGCAAGGCTTAAAAGACGACCTCAAAGGCTTGGCAAAGCCGATCAAGAAAAGCAAAGCGCAAAAACACAAAGACCGTATGGCAGTCACAATCGTTGGCGACCATCACCTTGGGATGTTGGCATGGAGTCCGGAGACAGGTGGCGACCCTTGGGACTTACAGATTGCGCAAGACACACTTATTAAAGGCGTGGACAAGCTCGTAGCAAGTACTGGCGATTGCTCTGTAGGCGTATTGCTTAACGTCGGCGACATGATCCATGCTAATAACTTAAAAGGCGAGACAGGCGCAGGCACGTCCCTTGACGTCGATGGCAGGGCAGGCAAGACCATCAGGGCCGCAGGCAACCTATTCCAAATTATTGTGACTCGGATGCTTCAGCAGTATGACGAGGTATGGCTAATCAACGCACGAGGCAATCACGACCCTGACGCCGCGTTATGGCTCAACGAGATGCTTCGGATGTATTATGAGAAAGAGAAGCGCGTGAAGGTGTTTGATAACTTCAACAAGTTCATACACTTTGAGTGGGGCAACAACTTCGTAGTGACACATCACGGCGACAAGATACGCACTCGCCAACTGTACGAGGCAATCACACGCGATTACCCGCAAGAGTGGGGCCGCACGAAATATCGCTTCGCATGGACGGGCCACATTCACCACAAGCAGGCTGAAGAGCTTGGCGGACTAACGTGGGAATCATGGTCTGTATTACCGCCCAACGACGCATGGCACTCAGGCGCAGGCTACGGGTCACAACGATCTATTTCTTGTGTAGTATTAGACAAAGAATACGGCGAGTTCAGCCGGTTTAAAGTTGGTATCGAGGCACTGCAATGACAAAACTCCCAATCCTCTCGATGCCCCTACCCGATGGTGGGTCGGTTGTTTGCAGGCTCGAAGCGATCATGGGTGCCACCAGCAATATGCGCAACAACGAGCTTACCGATGTTTACGTTGACGTCATGTGTCCCGAAGGCATTACCATCGACGTGGACATTGATTCGTTTACTCAGAATTGGCTGGCGGCACTGATAACTCCTATGTCAGAAATGCGAGAAGACCATGAGATGCACTGAGTGCCATAACGACATGGTGCCGATGTTCACCCGACCTGACGGCAAGCTCGATCGCTGGGCTTGTGATTGCGGTCACACTGAAAGAGCAATACTACGCGAACGACAATT